GCTTATAGATCGCTCACCCAATCTGTCGATTGGCCTCGCTTGCTACAAATAAAAAGAGCCAACCTTTCGGTTGACTCCCCTGACATATGGAACAATTAAAAATAAATAATTAATTAATTTAGGTCTAATCTATCTACTAAGAACTGATGTATTTGATCGTGGTCCACACCTATATCAAAGCTATTGTTCTCTGCTTCCCTTACCTCGAACACCTTGTCATATACAATCTTGTAGTAGGTGTTTCTTTCCTCCTTAGTCTTGAATACCTTTAGATCGTGGTCTATTACGTTGATGAATAGTCTCATCTGTTCTTTATCCTTATCCTCTTCCATAGCGGTGAACGCTGTTGCTGCTATTCCCACAAACTTCTTCTCATCATCCATCTGCAGTATAGCGTCAATTAGTTCTCCCATACTTTCATAGGATTCCAATTGCTTCATTAGTTGGTTATGTTCTTTTTTATTCATTGGTTGCATCTTTTATATTGTTATTCATTTCCACCGCCAATTTGTATTGAATACTTTCCAACGACGGTATGGTTAGTTCCGCCTTCTTCATTTTGCTTATATCCTTTTTGCTTATCGTTTCAAGGGTGGCGTTTATGAACTGATATAATATTATGGTTTCAATTGGGGTAAAGTCAATTTTACTCATTGTTGTTTAGTTTTATGTTGATAGATTTAATTGTTAAGATAGTGTCTATTGCTTCTTTTAGGGTTGGTTCATTTATTATCTGATCCCCGTTGATTATCCTTTCAACAATATACTGATGGGTTTTTAGTGCTTTCTGTATTATCACTATCTCTTGTTGGGTTAGTTCTATATTCATATTAGTTATTGTTTGATGTTAAGTCTATTTCGGTCATTATCTTAACCATCATACTTTCTATTGCATTAGTTGTTCTTTCCCTGTCGATTAGCTCCAACTCAGGTGAATCATATACCTTTTCCAATACGCTCTGCAGAAAGCCATATAGTATTAATGACTCTTGTGGTGTTAAATTTAATTGTATCATTGCTATTGATTTAAAAGGGTAGATCAGTGTCTTCCCCGTTAATAATATTCATCGTGTTGGTGTACTGTGCCGTTAGGCTAGCATCCAACCTTGTGAAGTGGTCAATGATCTTGTTGTTGGCGTCCCCATCAATTAGGTCGGCTAGCTCAATCCTTATCAATTGTCTTACAATATTGAATTGTGCTTCGGTTAGATAGAACGGATAACCCTCAGGGTTGTTGTTCTCTTCGTACTGCTTTAGTACTGCATCGAATAAATTGCTCATTGGTTTATTTTTTATTTGTTTTTAATTTTGATTTGCGTAATATCTTCCAATCCCTATCCACCACCTCTTCAAATAAATCTCTCTCGAACACGATATGAGCGGTGAACTCGCTAACGTTATAGTCAAACGCTGCAAGATTCATGCTGTCCCTTGCTTCCTCAGGTTTCAATGCCTCAGCGTCAAGGTATTCGTATATATGATTCTTGATTGCACTGTAGGCCTTAGCAAAATGCTTGTGGAACAACTGCTGCATCACCTCAATATAGGCTGTACCATATTTCCAATCGTGCTCCTCGTTCTTCAAATACCTTTCTGTGTAGTGGTCGTGGTAATTGTGGTAGTTGTACTCACCATTGGGAACACCCAATACATATTCTTGTACTGCAAATTCTGCAGCTTCCCATACCCTGCAGCCATCCTGCTCCATTTGTTTGATTAGCTCGTCCCTTTTGGTTTCGATAATCGTCATGATGTCGTCGTGTCTCATTTTTTAGTTATTAATTTGTTTAATAATAAAAGCATGTCTTTTTGTGTTGGTAGGGTAGCTCCACCAATTACTATCACCATTGGATTGTTTTGGTGCATAGATCAGCCACTCTACTAATTCGTTATTGGCTGCAGGATGTGTAAAAAGAGCGAAAGAATACTGTTCGCGAGGGTTGGCAGCAAAGTTTGTTTTAAAAGCGTTAGCTTTAACCATCTCGTAAAAATCATCTACCTCTTGTGTATTTCTAAACTCAATTTTGTAGGCTAGCTCGTTGCCTTCGTAGTCATCAGACTTTACTGCTGTAAAGCCAAAGAATAATTTTTTCATTTTTAATTGTTTTAATGAGACACAAAGATAAGGATGTTTTTAAATATACCAAAAAATATTATAGAAAGTTATCCACATTATCGCTCGTCGTTCCTCCTCGCTTCAGGTCACATATAACCTATCTGCTGTATTAGCTGCATAAAGACATCGAGGCTAGCGTTCCTATTCATATAATATACCTCCTTAATCTTGTCAAAATACATCCTGTGGGCCATATGGTTATAGTTCTCAGCAGGTGTCACCCACTCAAGGTTGCTTAGATGATTGTTGTGGCGTACACCGTCAATGTGATTGACAAACGGTTTGTTCTGTGGGTTGGGTATGAACGCCATTGCTACGAGCCTATGAACGAATTGGTGCTTCATCTTTCCCTCTATCGGAAGCAGCAGCTTTCTATATCCGTTTCTGTGGCGATGGTGGGCCATCACCTTTTCTGTTTGGTTGTTGATGACTATCCCTTCCTCATTGACAGAGTAATTCGGATTCACCTTGCATTGAATAAACATTATAATATCATTAATAGGTTAGTAAAAAAGGAGCTAGCCACACTAGACTAGCTCCATGAGCGTTCTATCTTTCTAAAATAGTAGCATTATCTTCAGCAATAAGGTCATTGCTTGCTTCAGTCCATCTATCAAACTCGTCATACGATTTAATAGATAAAGCTGTGTTAAACGTGTCAGTTTCTACTGTGTATTCTACATTATATACTACAGTAATTCCTACTGTGTCTTCTTTATGCTCTTCACAGTAATCTATAATATTCTCCCTTGTAAATACATAACCCATTAGCATCGTAAATACTATATTCATCTGTGCTGAAAGATCAAAGTTAGCCATTGATGCAGGTACTAAGTTGTTGTATATTTTATGTGTTAATATTCCAACGCTGTTACTCAGTGCTTCTTCATCTCCTTCGTTGTCTATTAACTCGTAGCGTTCTGCTGTAGTTAATAGTTTAACCATCGGTTGAATACACTTAGAGCATACTGCCTCTTTTCTGTTGAGGGTTCCATCTATTTCGTGGTAGTTAATCCTGAAAGCTGCTGCCATAATTCCTGTTTGGCCTGCTAGCTTGCCTAATTCAATTTTGTCATAGGCGTTAATCTTTCTTGTCAACTGAGCTTTAGTCAGTTTTGGTTGCGTGTTCTTACTTGTTGGTGTCTTTTTTCTTTTTGACATAACGGTTTATTTATTTGGTTGGTAAAAAAATTGGGGAGGCTGACATTAAAAATGAATAAAACATTCCACCTCCCCGTCAGCTAAAACAAAAGCTTAATATGGTAAATCTTCTTCAGGTTGATCTTCTTCTTCCTCATCATCCTTTTTATCTTCTTCTTCTGGTTGGGCTAGCTCAGGGTTCGTTGGATGTGTTCCGTTGAACGGATCGAAATGCTCGTCGGTATCTAATTTGCGTACCTCTTCTGCTCGTGCCTCGTTTAACTCCTGCAGTTCTGCATCGGTCATATAGATAGCCATAATAAAATTGTAGGTTAAAAAAGAAGGCCAATCAATACCCATATTGAATACCTCTGTAATTTCGTAGTAGGTATTCAATTCGTGATCGTGTTCTTCCATCCAACCCTCAAATATTTGTGGTAGTAAACGTAGCTGCTCTTTTGGAAAGGTAGCTAATAACTTGTCGATGAAGGGCTTCTGCTCTTCGTTGTAAAATGGTCTTTGCATTTTGTTTTATTTTTTGATTTAACAATAGTAAAATATACATAGGATATTTGGTAATAAAAAATATTGAGGCAACTATTTTTAAAATCTTTTCCACATTTATTTTGTCTTTTGGTGATAATTGAGTATATTTATATTAAGACCGAATATCTCAGCAGGCGGTATATCCTGCTAAAAGTTCATCAGACGAACCCTTGATTGAAATAGTAAGTCAATCCTACGAACCAAACGAAAGCAGTTGGTAGTAGTCGTGAGTGGGGAGGTAACCTTTGGCACCGAAGCGTGTATGTTAGTTGTGGGTAGATAAACTACCAATCATCTGAACCCCCTTACAGCAATTAGGGACTACTCTTTAAGTACTAGTATTATGTCAAGTCGTTAAATATATATACATTTGTAAAAAAATAACATCTATGCAAACTCAAAATCAAATTGAAATTAAAAAGTATATTACACCAGATATTAAAAATAAAATGAATGTATGGGAGAAAAAGTTTATTACCTCTCTTTATAATTTTGATAAAGACTGGACTTCCAAACAGGTTGAAGTCTTTAATAAAATAAAAATAAAATATAATTTATTAGAAAGAAAAGTAATTGAAAAGGTTATTTACGTTCCAGAAGGTTATGCTGAAGGTGCTAGAATAAATCAACAGATTACTAGTAAGAAATTTAGAAGACAGAGAGGAATTAATTTGAATAAAGGAATTAAAAAATAAAACAATATGAAAAGTAAAAAAACAATTCAACCGAATTACCTGCAGGTAATACAACTAATGAAAGAGAATAAAATTCCTAATGCAACCTGGAGCCAAACCTGGTTATATGGTAGTTGGAAATATTATCAAAAACAATTGGAAAGTAATTCAGATACAGAAAATTTAGAAAGTTGGTGGAAAGGTGTAATCAATTCTTATAATGAAAAAAGTAAAAAGTAACTGGTGCTGGAGGGATGGTGAATTATCTGTAAAGGAATTTTATTCATTAACCTCAACAGCGAAGCAGGAATATATTAAAGGATTAGAACAACTAGATACTGGGACTCTTAGTACTGGTGACAATATCCTGTTGAACCTATACTCAAAGAAAAGGAGCAAACAATTTTTATCATTAAACGATGAAGAAGATGACGAACTCTAATGAACTAATTAGATTAGTAAAACAAAACACAATGCCTGAGTTGCATATCTTTACAGCTAGATTCCATTACATAGATGGACTCTGGCGTGAAAAGGATCTAGCGGTTGAAGTTAAATGTAAGAATGATTTTTACCACGATGTGTATATAACCAAAAAGAAATACGAAAATGGCATGATGGATCATAAGCACGTTAGGTATATCAACCTGATGAGATTACCAACAGATAGGGAAGTAGTTTATTCATTTGATTTAAAGAAACTACCAATACCAAAATGGGAATGGATATTGAATGTGGATGCTAGCAATGAATTATATACTGGTAAGAAATATATGTGGATGGGTAAGCTGCATATCAATACTGGTAAAAATATTAGTGATTTAATATTTAAAAAATAGGATAGTAAGTTTATATTAGTATAGTTAGGAAATGATTTTTCGCTAATCTACGAGCCACCGACAGGAAAAGAAGTAATGCTCCCGACCTTTAGGTGGCTTTTGCTTTATTTTAAAGTATTTATATAAATGATATGTATTGATTGCAACATAGATAAGGAAGATAAACACTTTAGAAAGTATACTGATAAGCGAGGATATAGCGTACAGAGACGACAGTGCTTCTCTTGTCTTGCAGTAAGACAGAAAGCAAGGGAAGGAAAGATAGCTCAACCACGACCCTATATTAAAGAACCAGAGGTATTGGAGGTACCTGGCGTAACTAAGAAGTGTGCAGAGTGTAAAGAAGTATTGGCGGTAGCGTATTATTATAAGAGTCATTTGGGAACACATTTTAAAAATTGTAAGAAATGTCACGTGACATTAGCAACTAAAGCTAATCAACAATCGGTATTAGATAATGGAGGTTCAACACGAGTTCCACCTAAACCAAATATTTTTGCAGATGACATGCAAAAATCTCAGACACATCAGTTCTTAAAGTTATTAGGTTGGAGTTATAATGGTAAAATATGGTTTAAGAAAGGTGTTAAAGATGAGACAGGTAAATGGTTATTGTTTAATGAGCAACCTAAGAAGAAACGATATGCTAACTATAACGGTGGAAGAAAAACATTAGATGTACATAATAAAAAAGAAGAAGTAATAAAAAATTATGAAGATGGTTATAATCCTTATGATTTAGCTGATATTTATAAATGCAGTCATACCACAATAAGAAAATTAATAAGAGATTATTACGATGAGAAAAGATCAAATTGAGTTAGGTTATATAGATATACCAACTGAGTATGCTAAATTAACTAAAAGAAAAAAGAATGATATATGCAACAATCTAATTGATATGTTGCTGCAAGAAATAGATAGGGAATTAGACCCCACCATAAATCGTATAAAGTTCCTTGATGAAGTTCTTGAAAGTTCAATCATTTCTAATAATGATATGGAAAATTATGAAGTGAGTCAGGTGTTATATGAGATGAGAAAAATGTTAAATATTGACGAAAGCAATTGAGTTGTATGTTGTAAATAATTACAACGAGTTAAAGAAAATTTGTGTCCGTATAACTGAGGGTTCGTATTGGGCCGATGACTTACTCAACTCTGTACTATTGCAATTGTGGGAGAGGAACGATGAAAAATTAGAAAACCTTGACAATGAAGCAGCAATCAAGTATTATATTGTGAGATGTTTAACCACCAATTGGTATTCAAAGACGTCACCTTTCTATCGCAAGATTAAAAGGGAAAGCAGTTTATATAATGAGATAAGCGATGTTGCAGATAAACCTGATGAAAGTTTTGAATTAAAGGATCAGAAGCTAATGGATGTAGTGGAGCAGGAGTGGGGGAACTTAGGATGGTTCCGCAAGGACATCTTCACACGCTATATGATTTTAGGTAGCTACCGTAGAGTTTCGGAGCAAACCAATATACCACTGACTAGTATTAAAAACTATGTGCATCAAGCTAAAGAAGAAATGAAATTAAATATATTTAAAAAGATAAAAGATGAATAGAAAAGGATGTGGTTGCGGAAAGCCTAAGCCTACTCCACCACCAATAAAATTACCAAACACTTAAAAGATGAATAGACGACAACGTAGATATATTCAAAGGATTAAAAAAACCACTACCAAAATTAGTGGAACACAAACATATCAAGATTTTATTAACTCAGTTGAAATGACACCAGAATTAATAAACGAACTTAATATGTATAGTCAGAATGAAAATAAAAAAACAGAAGATTCATATTTAAAAAATTTATGGAAAAAGAATTAAAAGAAAAATTAGAAAGTTTAAAGTCAGATGGTAAAAAGAAGAAGGGTTGTGCCTCATGCAAAAAAAAGAAAGAACCAATTGTATTACCTGAAATAATTGATGAAGAATTTATGTTTATACCATCACCTGATGATATACGTTTAGCGTATATTGAATTGGGTAATAGAGTTGATAATAAAAAAGAATTTATTAATAATGTATATAGATTTTTATTCAACGAAGACTTTAATTTTAATTGTCCTTCTTGTATAAATGGTCAAGCAAGACGATTAAAAAATTACATAATTGAAATATTAAAATTAGAAATATAATGGATAATGAATTAGTACCCTATGAATCAGAGGATTTTGATATGGAAAAATTACCTGAACCTAAAGAAGAAATTATAAACAAGGCAGGAAGAAAGACTACTGTTGCAGAACAAAATCAAAGATTGAATGAAGCTTTAGAATTAATCTTATATAAAAGATTATCTCACAATGAGTTTAGACATACCTTTTCTAAAATGTATGGTGTTTCAGAACGTACAGCAGACACAGTTCATGCTAAATGTAAAGTAATATTAAAGCAAAGAAACGAACAAAAAATAGATGAAATTGTTAGCGAACAAGTAAGTAGGTATTTTGATTTACTTGAGCGTGCAAGAGCAGATGGAAACAAAAGAGTAGAACGCGAAACACTATGGGATCTATCTCGTATATATGGGTTAGAGCAAAAGAAAGTTGATATAACTTCCAATGGTGAGAAATTAGATATAAAAATAAACCTAAGCAATAACCCCAACGATTTTAATGTCGGAAATTAATTTAACACCCAAACAATCTACAGCGTGGAATTATCTAATGGATAGCACAACAACCGATGTATTATACGGAGGAAGTGCAGGTGGAGGAAAGAGTATGTTGGCTGCAGTATGGTTGGTGACGATGTGTTTGAAGTATGAAGGTATAAGAACCCTATTAGGTAGAACGCAATTATCAACTTTAAAGCAGACAAGTTTGAATACGCTATTTGAAGTTATGGCTATGATGGGACTTAAAGGAGATAACCATTATCATTATAACGCTCAGAGTAATATCATTACATTTTTTAACAAGAGTGAAATTATATTAAAGGATTTGGAATCTCGTCCGGGGGACCCGAACCATGAACAAATCGCGGGCCTCGAGATAACGATAGCAGTGCTCGAGGAAAGTTCACAAATATCTTTTACAGCTTATTCAATTGTTAAGTCACGTTTGCGTTATAAATTAAACGAGCATAATCTTATTGGTAAGATATTGATGACAGCCAATCCAGGTCAAAACTGGTTGAAGAAACAATTTGTTATTCCTTATACATTAAATAAGCTACCTGATAATTTAAAATTCGTACCATCGAATGTTTATGACAACCCTCATCTTCCTGCATCTTACGTTGAAATGTTGGGAACACTTCCACCACAGCAACGAAAAAGATTATTAGAAGGATCGTGGGACACAATGGAAGAGGACGATCAAATCTTTACGTTCGACACGATTACAGAAAGTTTATTTAAGCTTGCACCAAATACAACCAATCGTAAATTTGCTACAATTGATGTAGCCCGGTATGGAGCTGACCGTTCAGTTTTAATGATTTGGAGTGGACTTGTTTTACTTGAGTGCTACGTCTTTACAAAACTATCAACAACTGAATTATATGATCAGGTTAAAGAATTAATGGATAAGCATGGTATAGATAGAACATCTACGATCGTGGATAGTGATGGAGTCGGTGGAGGTTTGGCTGATTTAATTAAGGGAGTAAGTTTTGTAAATAACTCACGCCCACTTCACGGTCAAAACTATATAAATCTAAAATCACAATGCTACGTTCGTTTAAGTGAATTAATGAAAGAAGGTAAGTTATCTATAAATCTTATGGATAGCACATTGGTAGATCAATTGACACAAGAACTTTTATCAGTTAAACTTAAAGATGTGGATGGTGATAATAAAATTGGTGTTATATCAAAAGAAGAAATGAGAAAGGTATTGGGTCGCTCATCGGATCTTGCTGATGCTATGTGTATGAGAGCGTGGTGGGATTTGAAGTCAATAAAAAGCACTGGCAGATATGCAGTTCAATTTACAAATTGGTAATAAAAAAGAGGCCCTCGTAAAAACGAAGGCCTGATAATAATAAATGCTAACTGCAATGTTAAATGCAATTGACTATACAAATATAAACGGAATTATTAAACTAAACAAATATTAGATAAAAAAACTTATCCACAACATATGTTAACATTTAAAATAGACGAAAAGGAATATGAAATACAAGATGTAATGACCATAGACAATTACTCTAAGATATTCAAAATCAAGGACTTATTAAGTGACGAATACTTTGCAGCTAAATTAGTTAGCATTGTTTCAGGTGCACCGGTTGAAGGATTAATGGAAGCTGATTATGAGCAAATCAATTATTTAGCTGCTTATATATTAGGATTAATTCCAAAGACAGCACCTCAATTTACAGATAGATTTAAATTGGATGGTATAGACTATGGTTTCTTTCCAAATTGGAGGGATTTAACATACGCTGAATTTGTGGATATGGATACAATAGCCACAAAACCACAGAATGAAATGTTGAATATGCTGCACATATTAGCTGCAGTTATGTATAGACCAATCATAAATCAAATATCAGATCACAATTTTGAAATTGAAAAGTATGATGTACAAAAAATGATTAAACGTTCTGAGATATTTAAAAAGAAATTAGATGTGAGGTACGTGCTAGGAGCACAAGATTTTTTTATAAAATTCGGAAGGAGATATTTAACTTATTCCCATCTATCTTCGATACCGAAATTGACAATTTGGATGAAGATAAAGCTCGTATGGAAATGGAGGAAGATAATCCTGACAATGCTTTTCAAAAAGCGTTCGGTTGGTTTGTCGTCACAAACAGAATTTCTGGAAATGATTTTACAAAGCACGATTACGTCTATCAAAAAAAAGTAAATGAAGTTTTAAACCAACTTTCATATTTAGTTTCATATGACAAAGAACAAATAAGATTACAAAAAAACGCTCAAAATAGGGTTTGATAATACGTTTTAAATTTTTTTATATTTAATATTAGTATGGTAAATTATAAGCAAATTTTAACGGATTTATCCCAAATTATGTATCACCACGAACAGATTAAATCTTTCGGATTTGGTGATATTACGCAAATTACCAACGATCTCAGCACAAAACAAGAACCCAAATATATACGTTCGTATATAATTCCTGGTGAAGCTGTGTTTAATCAATATCATATCCATCAAAAGTTTTCAATAGTAATAATGGATAAGGTGGAAGATGACCTATCCAATTTAAAAGATGTAATGTCTGATACCTTAGAGGTAACAAAAGATATATGGACTGTATTATATCATTCCTATCAGCAACAATATGGTAATTTTAGTTGGGAACTTACTCCTGATGATAATCCTGATATAATTCCATTTACAGAGCAGTATAATACAATTGTAGGTGGATGGACACTTAATATATCAATTCAAATTCCATTTGATTATAATCAATGTGATCCTCCTGTATTATTTGGTTACGGTTTCCCACAAGATCAAACTTTTGAATCGTGGCGAGTTGTCGTTGATGACTTTCAAAAATTTGCTGATTTACACGAACAGATACGTTCATTTGGTTTTGGTGAAATACAACAAATGACCAATGATATTATTACTAAAAAAGAACCTCGCTATCCCAAAATGTTTGTTGAAAGTGATAAAGTTTTAGTTCAATCAGGTCATATACATATAAGTTGGAAAATTATATTTTCTGATATTATTGATGATGATTTAGCTAATCAACAAGATGTGTTAAATGACACGATGGAAATGGCTAAAGATTTATTTTCTAAAATGTACCTTTCAGAATACGAAGCTGATTGGGATGCAACGTTAGAACCATTCTTAAGTTGGTATGAAACTGTCTTAGGAGGATGGGTATTGAGTATATCTATGACTCAAAAATCAGATTATAATAGATGTGTATTACCATTAACAAGTTTCCAAAATGGTATTACGTGGGAAGAATTAATGGAGCTATGGAAATTGGAAGCACAAAGATGGAATGATGTTAAAAAACAACCTTAAAATATTAAAATAATATGTCGCAATTAAATAATTTATTCATTAGTAGTTCATATCAAGGATTACTAAAAATGAAAGATAGCAC